GCGTGACACAGAATAAAGAAACCGACGTCGCGTTCCTGAAGCGCATATCTGAAAAATACGGGGTTTTGTTTGCTATACGGGGTAAAGTTATTACTTTCACTTCAATATACAGCCTGGAAGCCCGTAACACGGCGTTTACGCTGGATAAAACAGATTTAGCAAACTGGAACCTGAAGGACAAAGCTTCCGGCATGATTAAGGAAGCGAATGTACAATCTAAAAACGCAAAGAAAAATTCAAGCGTTGATGTAAAACTGGGGCTTGAACAGTTCCATAAAGACAACCCGCAATACACTGAGCAAAAAACGGCCAACGCCAATAGCGCTGTTACCGATACGTATGTGGAAAATAAGCAGCAGGGCGAAGCGATAACCAAAGCAGTGATGCATTTATCCGCCAGCAACCAGCAGGAAGGATCCGTGTCGCTTCAATTCAATGACCTGGCCTGCGCAGGTAACAGTTTTTTATTAACCGGCCTGGGCAAATTATCAGGGAAGTATCACATAAAAGGCAGCACACACAAAATAGATCGATCTGGCGGTGGTACTTCGGATCTCGAAATAAAACGCCTGCAGGTGGCTGAAAAATCACAGCAGGTTTCAAGTAAAAAAGCTAAGCAGCAGCCTAAAAATGTACCGGTAGTTAACGGCAACGTCCGAAATGCTTCCCGTGGGTTTGGAACGGCCGCAAGTAATATCATAAATGTGAAAACTAATTAATACATTTGCGCATGTTGAGATTTGGCCACATAACGGAAATAGACGCTTCAAAGTGTTACGCCCGCGTTACATTCATGGATGATGGTATCGTTTCCGCACCGCTTCAGATCGTCACCATGGGCGCGCTTAATAATAAGTTTTTCCATATTTTTGACATAAACGAACAGGTCGCCGTTTTAATGGATTCTGATTCAGTTGAAGGCGTTATCCTGGGCGCAGTGTTTAATGATGGTACTAATCCGGACGGTGGAAATAATGATGTTTTTAGGGTTAAATTCCCCGATAATTCATCAATCGAATACAACCGCGGAACCCACGAATATAATATCGATATAAAAGGCAAAGTGAATATAATATCTGAAGGTGAAACGCACATCGAGGCACAAATCGTTTCCGTGGATGCCACGATGGTTACGATTGAGGCTGAAGCGGTAACTGTAGACGCAACCGCCGTAACAATGTCGGGAACATTGACTGTTGCCGGTGCGCTCGTTGCTGCTTCGTTGGTGGCTTCTTCGGGTGGTATATCCGGTGGCGGCATGACAGCAGACGGCGGCGACCTGTCCGTTACGGGTGAGGTTTCAGGCGCTACGGTTGTAGCTGGCACTGTGGACTTAGGAACGCACGTTCATTCAGGGGTACAAACAGGCGGCGGTACATCCGGGCCACCAACACCGTAAATTATGGCAGTAAAATTAAGCGATATAAAAGCCACCAACTGGCAGTTATCGATCACCACAGGCGGCGAAGTCGCTGAAGGTATCGACGATATTCGCCAGTGCATCCGTATAATACTAACCACCCGCAAAAGTAGCGATCCGCTACGGCCTTTATTTGGTTCAGATATATACAAGCACATCGATAAACCCGTGGACGTTGCAGCAGCCTTAATTTCAGCCGAAATATTAGACGCTATAAATAAATGGGAAACCAGGATTGTTATTAAAAAACTTGTTTACGTTATAAATATAAATAGGATAGATTTTGACATAACCGCCGAACTTCTGGAATCAGGCGAAGCTACCGAAATAACGTTCTATATAGACAGACAAAATCAAATCGAAATACCTACCATCGGCCGCGCATTCAGTGAAGGTTTTACGGTTGGTTTTAGTTAATTATACGCAGCATGGAAGAACTAATAAACCTGATAAACACATTAATAATCGACAACAGCACAAATCAGATCACGCCTGCAAAGACGCGTATGGTTTTGATAAGTATTGTTCAGTCTCTATACAATAACGGGGGTGTCCCTACGATAACAGCAATAGACCCACTGGTATTTAATGGCTTTACCGGTGTCTTGGAATATGAGGTTACGCCATTCAAAGCATTTCGGCCTATAGCAAGGGGTTGGAAGCCAGGCACTACGCCAACGGATGCAACCGCCAACCTTACGAACGAAGCCCTGTTGGGCGACTTCTGCTTCGGGACTGACACCGAAGGTTATTTTTATATAACCCGATGGATAACAGGATCGGATATAAATTTAGTCGAGAACCATAAAATACTTATAAGGTTCAGGCAGCCATTACCTGGTGAACCTGGTTTCGAAGAAGAGTAATTTTTAACCAATATTATATGAACGAAAAAAGAATTTTATTACCCACCGACGATCCCGCAAAACAGGTAGGGTTCAGGGTTAAAGACGGCTGCTTCCAGCCTGTGGAAGTTACCACCGCTGTAAGCGCGCCGGTTATCGATGGCAACGTGGAAACGCGTGTTACTACAGAAACTACTATCATTTTACAATCACTAAACCCCACACTTATAACTAATGAAGGCTAAAATTATAATTTGGTTAATGCTGTTAATTTCAACAGCTTCGTTTTCGCAAACAGACCTGTACACACCTGTAAAAATAAACGGAACAATAAGCACTGTCCCAGTGGACACCAATGCTGTAAAAATATTAGGCCGCAGGGTTTCGGATAAACGCGTAGTACAGCCCGGTTGGGCCCAACTTAAAGCCTATTTCAGTGGCAGCGGATCTATACCTAACCTTCAATCGGTTTTATCTGCTGGAAGCGCAGGAACTGTAAATACAAATATCGACCTAACCCATAGCAGCAGTACTAATTTCGCGCAAGTATATTTAAGCGATCATTTTGTAGGCTTATCGGCTGGTGATAATCAGTTAAGTATTAACCCTGACAACGCAGGAGTTAATAGTAACTGGAATATAGGCGCTTCCGAAAACGATACGGACGCTATACAACGGCAAGAGGCTGTTTTACGAACTGGTGAAGGTGAAACTGTGTTTACTAATACAGGCACAGTAGCGGCACTCGCTTGGGAGGCTAAGAAAACAATGCGCTGGGTTGTTTCTGATAACTTAACATTAAATCTATACTCTATAACAGACGCGAATGTTTACCCAGGTAAAAGGTATATTATAAGCAATGAATCGTTAGATACTGACCCGTTAACAGAAAGCACCATATTCTTATATAATAACAATTCAACTGGAACCGGGATAAAATTCTCAATACCTAACGGTAGCCCATTCAGCGGTGGTTCATATACAGCCATAACCAAAGGTCAAAAACTTGAATTTGTATATTCCGCAGAAAGTGGAATGATGGAACTTGTTAGTACAAATGCATCTTTTAATGATATTGAACGGGTTACGAATTTGCCTCAAAACATAGTGCTTTGGTCAAATTTAACTTCTTCATATAACCTTAGGTATCTGCGTAAAAACGGAACAGTAGGGTCTACGCAACTTTTACAATATGTAACGATAACCCGACCTGCACAGGTTTTTAACGAAATTGTACGTAACGGCAATGACTTAATATTAATAAGTTCAGGAAGCACCACATCTTCTACCAACAGGCCTTATGTAATGGTATTGAAAAATGCCAGGCTTGTAAATAATGTTCTTGTATGGGATAGCCTTACCGATGGTTTGCTTCCGATTGATTACATGTTGCACGGTAGCATATTTCATAACGGTTTCGTATATACGGTTACGAGAAGCCAAACCGCAGCTACAGCTAATTCGATACTTAAATTTAATCCTTACGACCTTTCAGACGTGAAGGTTAAACCGTTTTTGACTACTGATAATATTCAGGGCATGAATACAGTTGAAGCCTACAAAGACGGGATATACACTATAGCTGCACAAGGCGCTGTGACTAACGCCCCTACTACTGAGAAAATATTAAGGTTTGACGAAAATTTAAACGCATACACAGAACTTGTTAATTTTACAGACAATGCAGCGGCTATTCCTTTTGTGATTTATAATGAAGAAATATATGTAGTAAAATCATACGTGAATTTTCCTAAAAGGTTTAGTGTAGATGTTTACAATATGCAAGGGGAACTTTTGCGACAGGGGCCTCAGATAGACATAACAAACACTCAAACTGTAACATCTACCTTGTTTATTGCGCACTGGATGACTGTATTTAATGGCAAGTTATTTATCACAACT